CGATTGGGCATACATCGGGCATCAGCGCGGCTGGCTCGGCTCACCACTGGAAGGCGCACCGACATCAAAGGCTGCGACCGTCTCTCTGGCGGTGCGTGCAGGCTCGCAGCGAGCGAAACTACTCGCCGTCTACCGTTCGGGTTGTGCGCTCGATGACACAGAGGCAGCAGAACGCGCAGGACTTAATCGCTTGGGTGTGTGCTTCTGGAAGCGGTGCAGCGAGTTGCGGCAAGCAGGCTACATAATCAGTGACGGCAACAACGCAGCCGATACGCGCATGGCGTGTCGCATCACCGCCGCAGGTCGATCGTGTCTGAACACGCTCGGCTATGCTGGTATGAGTGCTCTCGCACAGCGCCACGCTGCCGAGAGTCCGACAACAGAAAGGTTGCCCATATGAAAAAGTGTACCAAGTGCGGTGAGATTAGACCGCTCGACCAGTTCGGCAAAGATGCACGATACGCCGACAGGCCGATCAGCCAATGCAAGAAATGCCGCAGCGCCTACAACCGCAAATGGCGGTTGGACAACATCGAGATGCGCAGAGCCGACAATCGGGAATGGCGCACCGCGAACCGCTCGAAGGTTGCCGACGACCAACGCCGCCGATACGCCACCGACACTGCTTCCAAACTGGCTAGGGTACTTCGCGCTCGCCTGTGCAGCGCAGTCAAAAGAAAGAGCAAGCGCGGCAGCGCGGTCGCACTGCTAGGTTGCACCATCGACGGACTTATCGCACAGTTCGAGAGCCAGTTCGCTGTCGGTATGTCGTGGGCGAACTACGGCAAATGGCATGTCGATCACATCAGGCCGCTGTCATCATTCGATCTCGAAGACCCTGCGCAACTCGCTGTCGCTTGCCATCACACGAACCTGCAACCGCTATGGGCGACCGAGAACATGAGCAAGGGTGGTAGAGCCGCATGAGCAAGCCACGCACACCGCGCCAGACATGGAACACAGTGCCGAGCACGATCGAAGAAACACTGCAAGCGGTCAGGCTGCAGCAGCGATGGGAAGCCAAGACAGGCCGCAAGGTCGGCTACGCCGAAGGCATCATCGTGACGACCGAGTTCTGTGTCGATCTCTGCGAGCGGCTACTCGCACTAGAGACAGGCCGCAAGCCATGACTGACACAGACTTTATGATTGTCGAACTTGTCGGCGGTGCAGGTGACGGCAGGAAGTTTATTGCGCCACCAGAGACGCTGCTCTTCCGCATGCCGCGCCAGATCAGTGCGACTCATGTCGGCGAGATCGATGATGTCGGCGACTACATGGTGCAGATGGATACCTACAAGCGCGGCGACGACTGGTGCTATCACACTGCACTGACCATGCAGTTGCAGGACTTAGAGTTCCGTGACTTCGTGCTGCGCAGCGATCGCGGTGCGACACGCTTCTACCTGCAGAGGCCGAGCCATGTCTGAACCAGTAGATGTTGTAGCCGAGATGCGAGCGCTGGTGTTATTATGCGTGAGCGGTGCTCAAGTCTCACCCAGTGCGACGATACGCACCACGCTCAACAAGTGGGCTGATGAAATAGAACGGTTACAGGCCAGTCGTGACTAAGATTAGGGTGAACATCGACGAAGGGGTGACGACATGAAACGCAAAGCGGTGGCACTATCCGCGCTCTACATGGTCACGATACCGTTGGCTAACTGGTTCATCTCAAATGTTGGTGTCGCTGTCTATCCTGACGCGCCACACACCTTGCCTGTCGGCTTCGGATATCGTGCGCCGTCAGGCTTCGTGCTCATCGCGTTCGCGCTGCTGGCACGCGACATGCTGCAGGAACTGACATCGAGAAAGACGATCATCGGGCTGATGGTGGCAGGCGTGGTCTTGTCGTATCTCGTGAACCCTGCAGTAGCGGTAGCGTCGGCTGCAGCGTTCGCAGCATCAGAGATGGCTGACTTCGCCATTTATACAGCGTTGCGTGCACGCCGCAGACACTTCGCGATGCTGCTGTCTGGTGTCGTCGGCAGTGCGATTGACTCGTTCCTGTTCCTATGGCTGGCCTTCGGCTCGATCATGTACTGGCAGGGTCAGGTCATCGGCAAAGTGGCTGTGACGGCGATCTGTGTCGCCATAGTCAAGGCGCAGCGTGATCTATCTCAGCGGCTGTCTGCCGTCTGATGTCGCGTGTCGAGCGATCATGCTCAGTCACGACATCGGCATCATGGCGACACCACACTCACAGAGACGCGCACCAAATGCGTCATGGACTTGGGCTGCCGACAATGGGTGCTTCTCAGATCGGTGGGTCGCTGGCGGCTGGTCAAACTGGCTCGACTCACACGCAAATCCGTGCAGCGCACTATTCGCTACCGTGCCTGATGTCGTCGCCGATCACGATGCCACGATGACACGCTGGCGAGATTGGGCTGATCATGTACGCCAGAAGGGATACAAGACGGCGTTCGTCGCTCAAAACGGCTGCACACCATCGACTATGCCGACCGATGCCGACGCGATATTTATCGGCGGCTCTACGGCATGGAAGTTGTCGAGCACGGCGCAGCGCATCGTCGCGCACGCCAGAGCCGCAGGCAAGTGGGTGCACATGGGTCGAGTGAATAGTCTGCGTCGCCTGCGCATCGCCGAATCGTGGGGGTGCGACAGCGTAGACGGCACGCTGCTTGCATTCGCGCCAGATGCGAACACTGCTAGGCTGATCGAAATGGTGCGGCAGGTTCATCGTCAGCCGTCTCTTGACATCTACAAGAAGGGGTAGCGACATGACAGGCATCAGGCCAGAGATAGCGGCGCTCGCAGTGAGCATCGACTCGATCGAGCCGCACCCAAGCAACATACGACAGGGTGACATCGGCGCGATCTGCCAGAGTCTGCACCATCACGGACAGTACCGACCGATCGTAGTGCAACGCTCGACAGGCCAGATTCTCGCAGGCAACCACACTTATCATGCTGCACGCTCTCTTGGCTGGCCTGAGATCGCAGCGACCTTCGTCGAGTGTGATGACGATCAGGCTCTGCGTATCCTGCTGGTAGATAACCGTGCGAACGATCTTGCGACATACGATGATGCCGCGCTCGTCGATCTACTCAGGCAACTCGCTGAGACCGATCTAGGGCTAGACGGCACACTGTTCGATGGCGACGCACTTGACCAACTGATACATGATCTAGGCCGCGAAGACGAGATCGGCGTTGACGCACCAGACACAGCACCAGCGATCACACAACTTGGCGACATCTGGCTACTCGGTCAACATCGTCTGATGTGTGGCGACTCTACAGACGGTGGTCAAGTCAAGGAACTAATGAACAGCAAAGTCGGCACACTGTTACACGCAGACCCACCTTCCTATTGCGACATCATCTGCGCCAGATACCAGAAGCAGACAGGCGACCTACCGCGACTCGAAGCGACAGGCGAGACACACAACTTTATACCTGATGCCGATTAGACGACCCTGTATCAACTGCGGTGCTCTTACCACACGCACCACTAGATGCGAGACATGCCAGCGCCTGCACGACAGTCTCTACGACAGCGACTATCGAGTCGCAGCCGCCATCATCAGAGCCAACGCTACTGTCTGCCACATCTGCGGCAAAGGCCAGATAGACGACGACCCATTCACCGCTGACCATGTGATCGCAGGCAACCGACTCTCACCACTAGCAGCAGCACACCGCTCATGTAACATCAGGAAGGGCAACAGAATATGACAGCCAGCCAGCCAGCACGCATCTTGTCTCTCGGCGCAGGTGTCCAATCAACGACGCTGCTGCTGATGATGCTCGCCGATCAGATCGAACGACCCGATCATGTGATCTTCGCCGATACAGGGTGGGAACCAAAGGCCGTCTACCGCCATCTAGAGACTCTGAAGACGCGCATCGCCGCTGCTGGCATACCGTTTCATCAGGTATCGGTCGGCGATATCCGCGCCGACGCACTGAATCCAACGAAGCGATTTGCGTCGATGCCGCTGTTCATGATTCAGGCCAACGGCAAGAAAGGCATGGTTCGCCGCCAGTGCACGAACGAATACAAGATACAACCGCTAGTGAAGAAGCAGCGCGAGATCGTCGGCCTGAAGAAAGGCGCACGGTCGAAGGCACATCTGGCGACGACGATCATCGGCATCTCATACGACGAATCTCAGCGTATGCGCGACGCACCGTTCTCATGGCTACGCAACGAGTATCCACTGGTAGACCTACGCATGACACGGCAAGACTGCATCGACTGGTGCATCGAGCACGGCTTCGACAAGCCACCACGCTCAGCATGCATCGGCTGCCCGTTCAAGAGCAACGACGAATGGCGACTACTACGAGACACCATGCCTGACGAGTGGGCTGATGCAGTCGAGTTCGACTACGCGATGCGAGCATCACTGATCGCAGGCAAACGATTCAGCGGCACAGCATACCTACACCGCTCAGCCGTACCGCTAGATCAGGTCGATCTGCGCACAGTCGCAGAGACAGGGCAAGGCAGCCTGTTCGATCAAGACTGTCAAGGAATGTGCGGCGTGTAGCATGACACGCAGGCAACCCACCATGATCATCACCGACTCGACTCGACGACGATCGCCGAGCGCATACACATCGACGACCCGATTTTTCCATGCGGCGACAGGGGGGCTGACATCTGTGGAGACTCGCGCACAGACCCGCAGCGAATGGCGTTTTCTTGGCTGGCCTGCCAGTGCTGTAGATCGGCTGTCTGATGGCAGGTAATAAGAACTCTGGCGGTCGCAATCGGAAGCCTGTCGAGCAGAAGGTTCGGCTCGGCAATCTCGGCAAACGCAAACTGCCATCGAAGGCGAGCATCACGGCGCTGCCGTCTCTCGCGTCGCAGATACCGATACCGCATCGGACTCTCGGTACGCATGGCGCTGCGCTGTGGCAGCGTGTCTGGACATCTGGCGCGACATGGCTCAGGCCGTCGCTCGACGGCGACACTGTGCTGATGATGTGCGAGATGACTGATGAGCGCAGTGTGCTGCGGCAGACCGTGTTCGCGAATGCTGGCGCGTGGCGTGAGCGGCGCGGCCTGCGTGAGATCGACAGGCAGATCACTAGCCTGCTAGGGCAGATCGGTTTCTCGCCGACTGAGCGATCGACGCTAGGTGCGAGTGAGGTGACACAGCATGAGTTCTCTGATATGCGCAGACGCATCGACGCTAAGAGAAATGCAGCCAACGGCTAAGTGGCAGCCGACTTCATACACGCCGCGCATCAGCCGATCGACAGACGGCAACGAGATCATCAAGTTTGCTGCAGATCATTTCATGGTGCAGAAGGGCTTCCGTGCTGGCGAGCCGTTGCTGTTCACTGCATGGCAGAAGTGGCTTCTGCGTGCGCTCTATGAGCGCGACGATGACACAGGCCGTCTTAGATATCGCCGTGCGCTGATCGGGCTGCCACGCAAGCAAGGCAAGTCGCTGATGCTCTCGACAGTAGGGGTGAGCGGCCTGATCACAGGCGAGTCAGGCGCAGAGATATATGTCGTCGCAGGCGACCGCCAGCAGGCACGCATCATCTTCGGTGAGGCACGCACGCAGATACAGTCGTCACCGATGCTCTCGGCAGAGTGCAAGGTATACCGCGATGTCATTGAGATGCCGCGCTTCGGCTCGATCTTGCGTGTGCTCTCGTCAGAGTTCAAGGGGCAGGCTGGCCTGAATCCGTCGCTGGTGCTGTTCGACGAACTTTGGAATCAGGCCACCAGCGATCTCTACGATCAGATGACATTAGGCTCTGGCGCACGCATCGAGCCGATGACAGTGAGCATCACGACCGCAGGCTACGACCTAGACACGGTGGCAGGCCGTCTCTACCAGTACGGCAAACGCTGTGCGGCTGGCGAGATAGACGACCCATCGTTCGGCTTCTGGTGGTGGGAAGCGCCAGCCGACTGCAGCATTCACGATCGCAAGGCGTGGCGTGTCGCGAACCCGAATCTGGCTGAGCATCTGCTCGACCCTGTAGACATGCAGACGGCTGTCATGCAGACAGATGAGTCAGCGTTCAGACGATGGCGGCTGAACCAGTGGGTACGCACACAAGAGTCATGGCTGCCTGCAGGCTCGTGGGAAGCGTGCACATCTAGCCTGCCGCTGCTCGACGATCTGCCGATATGGGTAGGGATAGATGTGGCGCTGAAGCATGACTCGACTGCCGTCGTCATCGCACAGCCACAGCCAGATGGGGTCGTCGTCACTCGTGCACAGATATGGCAGCCGAGAGATGAAGGCATCGACCTTGCAGGCATCGAGCAGCATCTGCGCAAACTGCACCTGCAGTACACGGTGCAAGAAATGGTGTACGACCCTGCGTACTTCCAGCGATCTGCCGAAGCCTTATCTGATGATGGCCTGCCTATGGTCGAGTTCCCACAGTCGAGCGCACGCATGATACCTGCCTGCGGT